ATTAGACCTAATACCAATAAAATGGTACGGTTTAATATCGTTGTGCCTTGGTTCAAGCTGGGTAAGGTATGGTTCCCAGAAGAAATGAAGACAAGTATTCCTATTACGGAGTGTATGGAAGAACTTAGATTAACTTCTCCTAGTGGGTTTAAGTCGAAGCATGATGATTTCCTTGACACAATCAGTATGTTGGCTTCCCTTAAGACTTGGAAACCTTCTGAAGAATCTACTTTTAAGGTAGATGAAGAAGATAATCACCTTTGGGAACTGGATATGGGAGATCCTGTAGAAGGGAACTTGCATTCCTATATCGTATGAGTTATATTGCGCGGGACTTAAAGGAGTAGGCTATGCTTCTCTCGGAATTTAAAGAATATTTGTCGTATGGGGAGCTATCACAGCTTAACGCAGGGGCATTATTAACTGATGCAACCCAATATCAACGGTTAATTACTAGTATTAACCTTGGATTAATAGAACTCTATAAGAGATTTCCTATTAAAACTTCAGAAGTTGTAATTCAACTTCATGAAGAAATCACAAATTATGTGATTCATAGTAGTAATGCTGAAAGTCAGATGCCTATTGGTGGGGATTCTGATGCGTACTATGTTAAAGATTCTAGTTATTATCCTTTTAGGGATGATATTCTGCTAATTGTGCAAGTCTTTAACGAAGATGGTATGGAAATACCATTGAATGATGAGAATAAACAGTATTCTCTGTTTACTTCTAGCCATAATTCAATTCAACACCCTTATCCAGACGATGATAATGCAATCACAGTGCTTTACCACTGTATTGCTCCTAAACTAGCTGTTGAATCTACAGATGATTCTGTGGATATTGATATTCCACAACAATTTACTGAAGCTTTATTAAATTATGTAGCGTATCGTATGTTTGCTTCTATTAATATGAATAGTGCAGAGGCTACCAACTATTATGCTAAGTTTGAGACTTCATGTGCTATGGTTACTAATCTTGGATTAATACAGAAATCCAATACAACCAATATGAAGTTGGAGGATTCGGGATGGGTATAAAAGTTATCCGAGATTTCCAACATGGGGATCATGTTGTGGTTCGATTAGAGTTTGCTGGACCTATTAATCTGGCAGGTAATACATTTAATATTACTTTAGCTTCTAATTTGAATAATACTGCTGAATATGATGTTACTTATGTAGCTAATACCAATGCTCACCCAGATGATGATTTAGCAGGTGGGATTATTAATCTTGTTATTGATACAACAAACTTAGTTCCTAATAACTATTTATACAGTATTACTAGATTTGACTCAGATAACTACAAATCTACTCTTGCTAGATCTGGGTTGCATTCTGTTGATATGGTTGAAAGTAAGAAGAGTCTGTAATGCCTATTGTTGATATTGATCTGTTAAATCATACGAATATCTTAAGGATATCGGATGCAGGACATGAAATAAGTGTCGACAATAATATTAATATTCTTAGAATTACTTCAACAGCTTATGAGAATATTAATAATACAATTGTTAATAATCATAATGTATTGATTAACTTGGATGATGATGATCATCCTCAATATCATAATGATACTCGTGGAGATATTAGATATTATCTTAAAACGGAATTAGGTACTTTAGCTTTAGTTGATACTGTAGATAACAGTGCTTGGTTAGGAACAGAATTATCTGTAACTAATGGTGGTACTGGAGCAGATACAGCAGCAGGGGCTAGAAGTAATTTTGGTTTAGGTACAATTGCTACTCAGAATAAAGATGGGGTAGATATCACAGGGGGTAATATTAATGGTACTGCAGTTGGTGGTATAACTCCCTCAACAGGAAATTTTACAGATGTAGTTATATCTGGAACAACTACTATTGATGCAGGAACAGAACTATTACCTGCAATAATCTCTGGCAGTGATACGGATACAGGTATTTGGTTTCCTGCACCAGACACAGTAGCTATTAGTGTTGGATCTGTTGAGAAGTTTAGGCTTGGTCCTACTGGATTAATCACAGCACCTAGAGTTACTACTGTTGTCACTACTGCTACTGGGGTAGCAATGGATGATTCTGCAGGTACTTGGATAGTAACTGCTGATGGGCAGACAATGACTTTACCTGCAGCTTCTGCAGATCGTGTTGGAAATACTTGGATAGTTAGTTTTGCAGCTATTGGTACATTAATTGTACAAAGAGCAGGAGCTGACACTATAATGACTCCTGATAGTGCAACTGATACTTCAGTCACTCTTACAATTCGCGGAATGTCACTAGAGTTTAAGTGCACTTCTGCTACTACTTGGACTATTGTATGAGTTTCACTCCTATCCCTAACCCATTGCCTATAGGTTTTGACCCTTCTTTTTTAGGCCCGTTCAACGACCTGATAGCGCAACCGATGACGCCGTTGATCCAGATGGATTTCGTCTATGGACTCAACGCGCAGACCACCATCACGACAATTGTTACCACTGGCGTTGCCGATACCAACGCTTCACGGTTGCGGTTGCAGACAGGTACGGGCGCAGGAGGGAGTGCGATATTCACTTCCCGCAGGCCAGCCAAGTACCGACCGGGGCAGGGTGTCGTTGCACGTTTCACGACTGCTTATACAACCGGCGTTGCCAGTTCGACGCAGATCCACGGCGCAGAGAATGCGACGGATGGTTATTTCTTCGGATTCAACGGCGCGACGTTCGGCATCCTGCACCGCAATACCAGCAGCGATACGTGGGTGGCGCAAAGTTCGTGGAACGGCGACAAGTGTGATGGGACTGGAGAATCGGCCTTTACTTGGGACAAGACCAAGGGGGCGGTATGTCAGATCAAGTATCCGTACTTGGGCTACGGAAACATCACGTTTTGGGTGCAGAATCCTACGACTTCCGCATGGATTCTCTGTCATACGATCCGCTACAGCAACTCGACGGCGGCGGTGCAGATCAGCAACCCGAACCTGTCATCCTACGCGCAGGTCATCAACTCAGGGAATACGTCGAACCTGATTATGTACGTGGGTTCGATTGGGTTCTTCCTCGTCGGGGAACGGTCGTTCATCGGTAGCCCGCAGTGGGCGGCTGACAATTCCAAGAACACAATTACTACCGAAACTTGTCTGCTGAATATCCGCAACGCCACGACCTACAACTGGGTGACTAACCGAAGTCTGATTCGGCTAAACAGCGTGTCGTTCTCGTCGGCTCAAGCGGCGGCAGCAGCAGCGGCATCGTTCCTGAGATTCAAGCTAGGCGCGACGATTGGCGGCGTTCCTTCGTATGCAACGATCAACGGAACCACGGCAGACGGCGGCGTAACGATCACTTCAGGCAATTCGGTAGCGTCTGTCGATAAGGCAGGGACAACGGTTGCCGGTGGAACCTTCCTGTTCTCGCTCGGGGCAGGTAACTCGACAAACTCGTTCATCGACCTGACACCGTTCAACCTGTTCGTTGCCCCCGGAGAGATAATGACAATCAGCGGGTTCTCCAGCATTTCTGCTACATTGGGTTGCGCTTTGACCTGGACTGAAGATATTTAATTTAGGAGAGTCACATGACTTTACGTACTGGAATGAATGCCCCTGCAGTATTGATTGATAAATACATCAATAGTGCCTATGACATAGTTAAATCAGTAGCAGAAAATATGTCTACTATTATTGATATTAGTGCCTTGGTGGGTGCTTATATCGTCTCTGCTACCACCCCAACTACTAGAGTTGATGGATCTGTCTTACGTGAAGGTGATCGTTGGTATAGTACAGATACTGACCTTACGTATGCTTGGGATGGCTCATCTTGGAGGGCTATTGGTACAAACAATACTGTTGTTGAAACCCAATTTGCTACTGCAAGCCAATCGACATTTACATTAGCTAATGTATATGCCCCAAATAGTAATAACATACTTGTATTTATTGATGGTGTTTATCAATTAAGTAAGAGTATTAGTGCTGCGTACGGTGCTTATACTGAATCTGGGACAAATACTATTGTATTTGATACTGCTTTACCTTTAAATACTCAAGTTACTTTTGTTATTGGTACTGTTATTACAGATGCTACTAGTAGTTTATCTATTGTAAAGAAACTGTATACTGCAGTTGGGGCAGAAACATTAGTAACTATTCCTGATAGTGTTGTTTATGTATTAGGAAATAATAGTTTAACTGTTTCTATTAATGGATTAGAACAGAATTTATCTACTGCTGCATATGCAGAGAGTACTATCACTCAAGTTACTTTTTCAGAAGCCCTTGTTGAAGGGGATCTCGTGGTATTTACCGTAACTAAAATTGCTTAATTAAGGAAATATCATGGCATTAACTCAAGTTAAAAATATAGTAGCAGGAATTACTAGTGAAGATATTGAATTTACCCCTGCTGAATCAGGAATAGCAGTTACTAATGTTCAAGCTAAACTTAGAGAATTAGATGGTATTCCTTATGCAGGTATTGCTAGTGGTACTCAATTTGTTTTTGTAGGAGATTCAAAAACAGATGGGCCTACAGATCCAACTTCCTATCCGTATTATTTTAGTCAGTTAGCAACAAGTGCCAATCTCGGCACGGTCTACAACCTCGGCGTGTCCGGCTACACCCTGGCGAATCTGGTCAGCAACTACACCGCGAACGTGAAGCCATACGCACCTGGGCAGGCGAACAACCTGACCAGCATTCCCACGGTGCTGTCGGTCTGGATCGGGGCCAATGACCTTTACCAGCTGGTGACCAACGGCTACGCCAACGCCAACGCCTACTACACCGCGCTCTACAACTACATGGCAACCGCCATCACTGACGGATTCCGCGTGATGCTGTTTACAGTCGATGCGCGTGGTGACTACGTTGACGGAACCACGGAGTTCTACCGCGCCGGGGTGAATGCCGCGATTCGGCACAACACGCAGGCCACATGGATTGTCGATCCTGAAGCCGTGTTCTGGGACTACACCGATACGACTTGGTGGAACGCAGACACGATTCACTACGTTGCGACAGGGTATGAGCGATTGGCGAAACTTGTCGCGCAGACGCTGCTCTCTGGAGGGGCTACTGGCGACTTAAATTCCCCAAAAATTAACAAAACAAACACCTGGTCGAAGCCGCAAGCCTTCACGGGCGGAACGAGTTATATGAGTGGTGCAGCGGGTTCAGCCCGTGGATGGTATTTCATGACTGCGTTAGTGGCTAGATTTTTTGCATATATTAATGCTACCGCAGAAAGTGGGGCGAATGCAGGATCTGATTTTTGTCTTGATCGTTACACTGATGCTGGAGCATTACTTGAATCTGAAACAGTAAAAGTAACTCGAAGTACAGGCATTATCCAAGTAAAACATGGATTGCGTTCAATTTCTCCTACTGATGGCATCGGCTATAGTGCTGGGGCAGGAGGTACTGTTGCACAAGCTACCAGCAAGGCAACAGGGGTAACTCTTAGTAAATTATGTGGGCAAATTACCCTTGATGCTGCATCTTTAGCGTCAGGAACAATAGTTAGTTTTATTGCAACCAATACAGCAATTGAAGCCACGGATGTAATGGTGATTAATCATGTATCAGGGGGTACTCTTGGGTCTTATACCGTAAATGCATCTTGTGCTGCAGGTAGTGCAACTATTTATTTGCGGAATAATACAGCGGGAGCACTAGCTGAAGCAGTTGTATTGCGTTTTGTAATATTAAAAGGTGCTATTACCTAATCGTAAAACTTTTATTTAGTTATTAAATAAAGCAAAATAAAAAGGTAAATTAGATGGATAGCACAAATCAAACTGAATTAAAAAACACTTCTTCTGAAGAAGTTAAAGAGCTATCTGATTGGAAAAATCCACCTAAAGTTGGTGATTTAAAGCAAGATTTTAAAGATGCTAAACCTAATCAAGATGCTCAAATCGTTAAACTTAATAAATGGTTAGATAACTTAAATGTTACTGGTACTGCTGTTGTTAAATCTGCTAGTGGTAAAAGTCAGATTGTCCCAAAGCTTATTCGTAAACAAGCTGAATGGCGTTATGCTGCTTTAACAGAACCTTTCTTAAGTACTGATGATATCTTTAATGTAGATCCTATTACTTATGAAGATAAGCATGGAGCTATTCAAAATGAATTGGTGTTAAATAATCAATTTAATACTAAACTTGATAAAGTAACTTTTATTGATGAATACATTAGAACTGCAGTAGATGAAGGTACTGTTATTGCAAGAGTAGGTTGGAAATATGAAGAAAAAATTGTTGAAGTAGAAATTCCTGATTTTGAATTGGTTCCTGTACAAGATCCTGCTCAACTTCAGCAGCATCAGCAATTGCATCAAATGATGCAAGAAGATCCAGAAGGATTTGCTGCTCAAGTACCTCCAGAATTACAAGAAGCTCATCAGATCTTCATGCAAACTCAAGGTATGCAGAAGGTTCAAACAGGAAGCCATTTAGAAAAACAAACTAAAATAATTAACAACCACCCTACAGTAGAAGTTGTTGATACTCGTAATGTGACTATAGACCCTACTTGTCAGGGTAATTTAAATAATGCAAGTTTTATTGTTTATAGTTTTGAAACTAGTCTTTCCCAATTAAAGAAAGATGGTAGGTATAAAAACTTAGACAAAATTGGAGTTACTGGAAGATCTGTATTAAGTGATCCAGATCATACTACCCAAGATACTTCTGCATTTACATTCAAAGATGAACCCCGTAAGAAATTTGTAGCTTATGAATACTGGGGATATTGGGATATTGATGGGGATGGTATTGCTGAATCCATTGTTGCTACATGGGTTGATAATACTTTTATTCGTTTAGAAGAGAATCCATTCCCAGATGGTAAACCCCCATTTGTTTTGGTTCAGTATTTACCTGTTCGTAAATCTCTCTATGGTGAACCTGATGGTTCTTTATTAGAAGATAACCAGAAGATTCTGGGTGCAGTAATCAGAGGCATGATTGATATTATGGGACGTTCTGCCAATGGGCAGATGGCTTCCCGTAAGGATGCATTGGATGTAACCAATAAACGGAAGTTTGATAAAGGCTTGGATTATGAATTCAATGCCAATATTGATCCTCGTCAGGCATTCCATATGCACACGTATCCTGAGATTCCCCAATCTGCTCAGTACATGATCAATCTGCAGAATATGGAGGCGGAGTCTTTAACGGGCGTTAAAGCCTTCCACGGAGGTATTTCAGGGGCTGGGCTAGGGAACACTGCTACAGGCGTTCGTGGAGCCTTGGATGCGGCTTCTAAGCGGGAATTAGGTATCCTTAGACGGATTGCAGAGGGTGTTAAACAGATTGGTAGGAAAATCATTGGAATGAATGCTGAATTCCTCTCTGAAGAAGAGATTATTCGTATTACCAATGAAGAATTTGTTCCTGTTAGGAGAGATGATCTTCCGGGAAATTATGATCTTCGATTGACTATTAGTACTGCAGAAGCAGATAATCAGAAAGCCGAAGAATTAGCTTTTATGTTGCAGACAACTGCTCAATCTATGGGACCAGCATTTGCTCAAATTATCCTTGCTGATATTTCTCGTCTTCGTAAGATGCCTGATTTGGCTAAGAAGATTGAAGAATATCAACCTGAACCTGATCCCTATACAGAACAGATGAAACAGCTTGAATTAGCATTGAAACAAGCTCAAGTTCGTAATGAAGAAGCCAAGGGTGCTGAGAATGAGATTGATAGTCAACTGAAGAAAGCTAAGATTTCTTCTGAATTGGCTAAAGCCAAGGCGAATAAGTCTAAGGCAGATCTTGATGACCTTACTTTCATTGAACGAGAAAGTGGAACAGATCAAGAAAAGAGTTTGGAACTTCAACGGGCTAAAGTTGAAGGGGATGTACTTAAGGAGAGAGCAAAGTATTTGAATGCTCAAGCTGGGGGTACAAGTGAATAAAGATACTGCAGATCTATTGTTTGAAGCATTAGATGCTTTAGGTAAGCATACTAATAGATTAAATACATTAGATAAGAAATCAGTTAATCAAGTTAAAGATCTTGAATTAGCAGTATCTACTTTAGAGAAACAAATTGAAATATCTTCTAAAGATGTATTACTTCAACTAGTAGAAAAAGGTAATACAGATAAAGAGCAACTGGTTAAAGATATTACTAATGCTATTGCTACTAACATTGCTAAACTGAGTATTACTGCAGGGGATATTACTGTTAATGTTGAAACAGATTCAATTGCTAAAGTAATTAGTAAATTACCTATTAATAATACTAACAATATTGTTATTGATACAGAACCTTTGGTTAAATCTGATAAA